ACCTCGGCAGGGTCAATAACAGTTGTATACCCATCGGGACCGACATATGTGTTTGATGTAGTCAGGTCCGCAATGGAATCGAACGTAGCCTTAATCCCAGAAGCGTAGACTTCCATTGAACCCGCATCATCCTCTCCTCTCCCTGTTTCTGCGTCAGTAAATCCTAAAGCATCATCAAGCTTTAAGTACCATGCATCCTGATCAGCGGGCTTTGCTCGCCCTATAATTACTCCACCTACTGCTATAACCATAGCTCTCCCAAGAGCAAGCTCTCCAAACTTAATCACACCTCCTTTCGATATTTTATTTCCTGCGCTTAAGAGAAATATTGACTGCTCCTCCCCATTGCTGAGTCCCTTCTCATACTCAGGATTATCAATATTTTCTGGCTGATACTTAGGATTAGGAATCATTTTTCCTTCCGCATTCTTAATCTTTTCTGGCACAAACTTAGGATTATCAATATTTTTTGGCTTATACTTATACTTAGGATTCTTAACCTTTTTTCCTTCCGCATTATCAATATTTTTTGGCTCATACTCAGGATTATCAATTTTTCCTTTCCCATCAGGGTTATCAATCTTTTTTGGCTGATACTCAGGATTAGGAATCTTTGGTGGCTGATACTTAGGATTAGGAAGAGTCTTTCGTCCAGTAAAACCCTGTCTGTTTAAGGTCGCTTCAATTTTCGGTCTTAATGCGTCTGATGCATCTTCATATAATTTACTAGGAGTTACCGTAACAACATCTCCAGGCTGTAGTCCTAGTGATGACGATCCCTCTTCGGCTCTTTCTAGCCCATCGAGTCCCTTGTATAAAAAGAAGGTATCTACCTTACTTCCAAGAGCCTGGGCCTCTCCTCCTGCAATAGTATCATCTGCGTTAAGGTCTTGGACTAGTCTTCCCATCTGGCGCAGATATTGTTTTAGGAATTCTTTGACCCCGCCGTTTGCTCCTGATAAGATATCAAGCTCCTCTACAATTTGCATGTATGCAGGATGGGCTTCAAGGGAAATAGCCGCGCCTTCACTCATAGGAGAATGCATCATATAGTTTCGTAGTTCCCCATGAATATCCTCCAAACCCGTTTCAAACTCGTTAGTCAAATCTGCTAACATTTCGAGTTGCCTTTCTTTCGTCGCACCCTCATACTCTTCACTCCTTACCTTTGCCAATATTAGGGTCATTAGTTGCATAAAACCCTCATTAAAGCGTCCCTTAAGGTTGTTTTCCATATTAGTCACATTAGGATCTTTATAAGTCTCAATGGCACAGTTCTTACTTTTAAAGTGAGCAAGCATACTCTCTTGAAGAGCCTCGATAGGTAGAACGATTCCTTGATTTCTATCACCACCAGGACCAGAATCAGTAAAAAGAACTATCTTATTATCTCCAACTTTTGCTAATCTTTCTTTTACATAGGCACAATTTGGTTCTGAAACATCCATCTCTTCTAAGAGTTCTAAATTAGTCTGAAACGCTGCCTGAATTTCAGCCGCCCCAATGTTTTGACTTTTCAGTTTGCCCTCGTCATCAACAATAGCCCCCACTCCATTAACTAACTTAGATTCTAAACTAGTGTCACGGGAACCACCAATGGCTTGTAGTTTAGCATTCTCATTATCTGGAGATGCACATATATCCTGTGATAGCCGCCCTGGAATTGCACATAATTTTTCTAGTTCAGTAATATTCTTGGTTTCTAAGGCTATAATATCTGTATTCAGTTCACCAAATCTTTCAGGATCTAATGTTATTAATGAACCAACAGTAACCATTCGTGCCTGCCTTTCCTCCTCTGCAATCGCTGCTTGTGCCTGAGCAGCCTCCTCTGCGGCAGCAGCAGCATTCTCAGCGTCAATCTCTGCTCCCTTTCCTTCGGCTCTCAGTTTGGCGTGACGAGCCTTCTTAGCTTCCTCTCCCTCTGGACCTCCCCCCTCCGTGGAGTCTCCTTTAAAGAAGTTCACTAGCACTTTCCATCCCCTTGAAGCCTCAATAGGATTCCCTGCGGAATCTGCAAGTTCGTAAAATCGCGTATTTAGAAGTAAAGTAACCCTCTCCCCCTGCGGTGTGCCCCCGCCTTGCCCACCAGATTTGCTCTTTGCAGGACTTTTAAAAGCATAAGGCTGATCCTTGAGATCTCTTTTGCTAGGATCGTAGACCTGCCTCGCGCCCTCTTTTGCAACCGCTGTAGCTTTATCCTCAGCAGTAGCTTCATCCTCAGCCTCGGTAATATAAGTAAGTTTAAATGTACGCTTCTTAAGCTTGTTGTAGCTTTCTAGTAACTCTGAGAAATAATCCATATCATATCATAGTTAAGTTACAGAGGCCCAGTCTGAATATAACACCAGACTGGGCCTTTAGTACTTACCCCTACCACTTATTATTTAGGAAGGGTTGGCGTAGTTGTAAACATTCATGAAATCATACTTGAAGTTTACTGTCAACTGGTGGAACTGGTTCTGTGAGTAGTTGAATTCAGAAGCAGACCATGAAGTTGGGTAGACCCCGTAAAGCTCAATGGTTGAGTGAGGGGTCATAGTGTTGTCAAGCATGACCACTTCAACCTTATCAGCCTTGAAGGATTTACCAGCAGTGCCTCCAGGTTGTGAGTTCTTAGTCATTTCACCCGTGATCGGATCATAGATGTTACGGAAGTAACGGTAAAGATCAGAAGCGGTTTCACGAAGGTAAAGGTTGTCGAAGTCTACGGTAAGTTCCCCAGGAGTTGTTTTGCCTGGGTAGTGAACCATATCGTTAACACGATGAATAACGATTGTCTCGTTCTTCATCTCCAAACCACCAACTTTCTTAGCAGCAAGAGTTAGATCGGGTGAGTTTGTTACGTCCTCAGGAAGACCGAAGAAGTGAATCTCAAATTGATACTGTCTTACCGAATCAAGATCGGTAGAGATAGTTGGTAGACCTTGACCAGGAGTGAACTCCCGTCCGTACTTAGATTTGTAATATGATGTTGCCATTATTTAATTCCTATAGAGAGCCTAACTGAGCAGATTGGTTTGTTAGGTTGATTTCAAAGATGAGGATCTCAGCCGTTTTGGTGGGCTTAACGAGAACCTTAGTCCAAAGTTCGTTACGATCAACTCGGAGCGGGGTGTTAACAGACTCGTCACAAACAACACGGAACTCGGTAATACCTCTTCTGCGCTGAATGTCATCGAGGAATGGGTTGAGAACACCTTCGATCTGTGACCAAGTGAACTGATCGTTCGGCTCGAATACAAAGCGTTGAGTAGCAGCAAGAATAACCTTGCGGATATAGATCATGAGTCTGCGGACGTTAATTCTATCCAGAGCAGAAGGAGATCTTTGAGTCGTTCTTTGCCCGAAGATAGTGATACCTTGTTGGGGGAAAGAAACAACTGGGTTAATGACGTTTCCACCACTATACATACTGTCTCTATCGCCTTGGTTCAGTTTGACTTCTACGTCAGTCGGCTTCGTGAGGCGACCTCTGCGGTATCCAGCAGGAGCGAACCAACTATCAGCCACAGTGTCCGTGAAAGCCATCTGACGAGCGCCATAGATAGCTGGGTCGAGCCAACGGTCGATACCATCAAAGACGCTGAACACTTTAACCCAAGGCCAGTAGATCGCAGCGTAAGAGCTATTGATTGCAGACGTTCTAGATCCTGCGGTGGTAGATGATTGCCCATTACTCCAGTCGATAGCGTTCTGAACTGTTCCCACACCTACAGGAGGAGAAACTAAAGCGAGGAAGTTCTGAGTGGATTCAGCCAAGGTAATCAGAGCATTCTGGACCGCCTCGGTTTGGATACCTGGAACTAAAGCAATTCCGATGTTGATAGTCGCATCATCTAGAGATTGCATACCTGTCTTCGGATCCTCAGCAGCAGTACCTATTAAGGCAGTAGTGGTATCACCAGAATCACCATTAGCTCCACCAGCTAAACTAGTTGCGGTAGCAGGAATCAGCTTCAGGAAGCGGGGACCGTTCAAAGTGGTGGTTTCTGCCATAGCGACAGCAGTTCCTGTTCCAGTACTAGTTGCGTTAATAGGAGCTAAGTATTGAGTCGTAACGGCAAATGCAGTGGTTCCAAATAAGGTATGGAGTTGACCAGCAAAGTCCGTAAGTTTAGCACCAGTTGCATCTGCTCCACCTTTCTGAAGGTTTCCTTTAATGGTATCAGACTTAACGTTTGTCTCACCCGTGTTAATCACATCTTCAATAAATGCGCCTGAACCAACAAAACTCGTTTTAAAGTTTTCGGCAGTAGTACCATCTTGATTTACATTAAGTGAAAAGTTTTGAGATCCTAAGTTATTAACTGTGATAGAGTTACCACTTACAGTGCCATCAGTCCTAGTACCAGCGTTGTAACCTGCGCCAGGATGTAAGGATTCAATCTCATAAGTGGCGGCATTAGCCCCAACAGTACTAACTGTTGATCCATAAACCCGAACAGCAGAAGCCATTTGGATCGCAGCAGGGACACCGTAATGAGCCGTTCCCTCAATTGCACTTACAGCAGCCAGAGCCGAAACACCACTAGCTTCCAAGAAGGTAGTTCCACTGCAAGCAGAAACACTCATAGAAGCACCAGAACCAGCGAAGGATCCAAATACCATTCCAGAAAGCGCCATACCCGCAGCCGTAGAGCCAGTTATGCCTGTAGAGTAAACGCCAGCCTTGTCTGCGTCTAGACCCCCACCAACAACTGATCTGATTGCTTCCGCTTGACTGTCAGCAGTAGCAGCAGGGATAACAAAGTCCTTACCTGCATTAGAGTTATCAGTATATTGAGCCACACCATCGTTGTCGTAGACCTGAATTCTAAGGGTAAGAGGGTTCCCTACACCAAAACCTTGTGCGATGGCGGCATTATTAGCAGCACCAGAAACAAGTAGAGAAGGACAAGCGCCGAGGCTCATCGTTGCAGAAGCATCAGCAGCAGTAGAAGTTGCAGCCCTAACAAAGTAAAGACTGTTAGTTTGCTCTAAAATTTCTAAGCTTCCCTCCAAGCCTTGGCCTATAAGATCTTCAGAAGGTTGACCGAAGGTATCAATTAACCTATTCTGACTCGTAATTAGAGTTGCTTTATTCGTTGGACCTTTGCCAGCAAAGCCAACAATACCAACAATAGAGGTGTTGATAGACGGAGCGTATTCCGAAATATCTTTTTCAATGGTGTAAACACCAGGACTTACAAAGTTTGCCATAATTTAATTCCTAAGCGTTGGAAATTTTAAAGAGTCTACGTCTGTGTAGAGTCTTAATTTGTTCTGTGATGTAGTTCTCTGGAACCACAATGCTTTCCCCTGGCTTCATGTAACGCTCTTTGCAACCTTTTTCTGTATTAAAGTAAACAGTGAGTGTTTGAAGACTATCGTTTTTTACAACTTTCATATTGATTAACTCCTACCTATATGTATCATTCTGACCTATACTTTTTGAAAACTTTTTTTCAACCACCAGCAAATACGTTAGGGGATCCCGTTGCAACAAAAGTGCATCCAGCTATAGCGTCCCCAACCCTACCACAACCCTTTCCATTAATAAAAACAGTACCACTACCAACAGCGATAGGTGCTGAATGGGCTGGACATGGAACCCCAGGGAGCAAATGAACATCATTATTATCTCCCTGCCTAGAGATTCCTATTCCATTGGAAAACACATTTGGAGAGCCAACTGCTCTCGTAGGAAGGCTTCAATGCACTACGTCTTTATCACCAATTCTAGTTACGGCTGGCATTAGCAGGTATCCCCTATTTTGAACTCTGTGATCTGTCCCTCAGAGCTAAATAGGAATTTAGGGCTTGGAATATAGGTCCTTAAAACAATATTCATAGTCTTCTTTAAAATCCTATCCTCTTTATCCGATACAGTAACCTGACCAACCTCTTCTTCAGATTCTAAAAAGGCTTTAGCAAGTGTAGAAAATTCAGTTGGGACTTGCATCTCAGGGTTAAACTTTAATCTAATCTGTTCAAGTATTTGATCCATGTCTGCCATGTACTTAGTCCAGATGTTTAACTGATACCTAACATTTACAGCCCTAGGAGCAAGACTTAGAATCCTAATAGCCCTGTTCTTTTCCTTATCCCAGTACTTCTCATTAACTAAAAGGCTTTCAGTCTTCTGTCTTTCAGAATCGTTATCTGAAACTGTCTGACCTATGGACAGAACAGGTAGGATAATATTATTCTCTTGCTTAAGTTTAGCAATTGCTCTCTCGGCATTAGCATGGATACATTTAATATCAGTCCACTTATCCTCTGAGCTAATGTAACCAACATCATTAAACGATGTAATCATAGACCTTAGAGACTCTTTATATACAAAGGATACATTAGATCTAGCTTTGGTCATTTTGTAAATTTCTTTACGAACGTCACCTTCTCTAGTTTTCCAAGTACCATTTTTACTTGTGAACGAAGAAGCGTCCCAATCTACATCTAACCCACTATTATCTATAAACTTATATGTGGTCATTAGATACCTGCGTACCCTCCAAGCTCATCACTGATCTCGGTAAGGGGAGTGTCCTGAACATCAGGAGCATCGCGGAGGAGTTTAGCAGAGCATACTAAATGGTACACACCATAAGACTCAAAGCTATCCTCAACTACTTCGAAAATTTCATACATCTGATCTTGGAATGCTGGCTTTAAAATATCCCCAGGGATGACTGACCTACCTATCTTCCTTTCAATGTAACTTTTATTAAAGGTAAACAGTTGGTCATTAGTTAATTCAATACCAAACTGAGTAAGCTCCTCACTCATGGAAGTAGGGTCATAGTGACCGTGAACAGTAATAGCATTCTTAGCTACTGGTTTGTTACGCGATTCCATGTAAACATCATCGAACTCTTCCGTTTGATAATACTTGTAGAAAGAGAACTTAGAACCAGCAAGGCGAATCATCTCATCATCAACCAAATTAAATAGGTTAATGTCTGGGTTATCCTGATCGAAGAGGTTAAGAAGACTTTCTCCCTCATCAAGGTCAGGAAGCTCAGGGAGCTTCGTCGTTGCTTTATAGTTCTTTTTAGCCATTGTTATTTACCTTAGCACTCAAGAAGATGCTGGTTTCGTAGGTTCACTTCCACTTAGCGTAGGGAACTTCATCAGGTTTCTTAGGCTTGCCACCTCTAAGCTCACCACCTGGTTTTGTACGGTACTTAGCGTAGGGAACTTCATCAGGTTTCTTAGGCTTCTGAGCATCGCGGAAGTCTCTTGCAGCAACTTGTTGCATACCGATATCACGCCGCGTGTTTGTTGGTAAGATAGTTTTCTTACCCCCCATTCGAGTAGCTACGTCACGCCTGAGTCCTACACGAGCCTTTTTCCTAGTCTCCCGCGCAGTATCGGCCCTCTTGGTGAAATCAGCTTCTAAAAAGAGATGACCTAATCTAGAGTAAACAGAGTATGCGTTATTCATATTCATTTAATTATCTCTTGAGATTATCAATGGAACCAGCAGGAGTCTCACCTCGTCTCGCCGCGCTTCTCCTAGTATTCATAGCAGCTTGTACCGCATCCTTGGCTCGGGGATTAGTTTTAACTCCAAGCTTCTTATCCATTCGGGCCTTAGCCTTTTTAGCATCTGCTTTTACCTGAGGATCTTTAATCCCAGCGGAGCTTCTCGAATCCCCATACTTACTAGCAGTAGGACCAGCGAAGGCTTCTAAAAAGATATGAGCTAGGCGGGAATATGTGTCAGAAATGGACTCTGTTCTCAGTGGCCGTCCTGCTTCATCCGTGCCGCCAGAGGCAACAGGTTTGACTTTCCATTTCCTCTCCGCTTTCTTTTTAGCTGCTTTTTCCGCGCCTGCCGCTCTCTGTTTATCTTCGTCTGCTTTGGCTGCTTTTTTGGCTACCCTGGATTGGCCTCGTCCTTGATCATGGCCCCTCATCCCTGTATCCTCGCCTGAGGTTGGCACTTTTCTTTGATCGCCCATTTCAGCATCTCCTTGGCTCCTTGATCTTGGCTTTGTTGCATCTGGGTTAAGAACTCTATGTTGAAATGTATTAGCTTGGGAAGTAGGTAGATTTCTTCTAATCCTACCTATCGCGCTATCCGCAGATTTCAACTCGCCCTTGGCCTTCCTTTGTTCGCGACCCCTCCTAGCCATATCTGCCATTTTTCCAACACTCATTTCTGATAACGTTCTAACATACTTATTCATAATTTTACCTTCCTCTAAATCTGTATCCGAATCGGATTGAGCCTTAAGCTCACCTCTTTTCTTTGCTGCATCAACACCGATAGCAACACCTTCTGGTCCAGCCTGGAGTCCGCTACCTTTAGATAGCTTATTCTTAACCCTACCAACTACTTTATTTTTAGCATCTGCTGCTTTATCCTGTGCCACACTAATTAATTTCTCCTTACCCGCATCAACTGCCATATCCTTAGCACCGACTGCGGCTTTTTTCGCACCTTGACCAAGAGCCTTAGCACCAGACTTAGCTCCTTGACCAAGAGCCTTAGCACCAGACTTAGCTCCTTGGGCTGCTAACCTTGCAGCACCAGATGCTACCCTAGCAGCCACACCTCCCGCTACCCTTAGCCCCGCTCCAGCAGCCGCAACCAAAGGAGCAATTTCATCAACTCTATGACCCAAAGCCTCGGCTATTACTAAACCAATTTGCTTGTAAGCTCTGCTGGAATTTTCAACCCCCATGAATCTTCTAGCATCAGGACCTAACTTATTAATAAAGTTCTTAGATCTGGCTTTTTGTTTAGCTTTTGGAGGACGTTCACCGCCTGTACTCTTGGTTCTCTTAGTGGCTACTTTGTCATGAATCCTTTTAATTTGCGCCTTCTTCTCAGGCGTAATAGTATGCTGTTTGTCAACCCAAGCTCCGACTCGCGCCCCAGTTTCTGGTCCACCAGTTGATCGTCCTTCATTAGTCTGTTTATTCTTTTTCATAAGCTTTTTACCATACTTTTTGGATCTAGTCTCATCCGTCCAACGACCGTGCTTGAAATCATCATCGGCATTATCAGAAGTTTTTGAATTATACCCTGTAATGTCATCAGCAGCAGGAGTCCAGTAACCTTTTTTAGTCTCCTCAGCCTCCCACTTGTCATCGTTTTCATCTCCAAGCTTCTTAACTACTTTATCGGCTACAGGCTTTGTAACTTTAGCTGCGATAGCCTCTTTAA